CGATCTGGATGGCACGTTGGCGGCGCTGCTCTGGTGAGAGCGCCTCGCCGAGGAGCGTACGCGCCATTTAGTCCTCCGTTGCTGCTTCGTCTCCCGCGCCGTTACCAGCGACGCCGTTGAACGTCAGCATACCGCCAGCGGGCTTCTGCTGCGGTGTGCCTGGCTGTGGTTGTGGCTCACCTGGCTGGGCGGGTTGTCCTGGCTGCTGTCCTGGCTTCTGCATACCAGCGAGCGCCTGTGCCATAGGGTTTGCGCCCATATTGCCCATCGCCTGCGCCTCTGCATCGGCTTCAGCCTTCTCCTCTTCAATCTTGAGGACCTCTTCTGCTAGGTCGATGTCCATGCCCATTTGCTTGACCAGGGAGAGGAAGACCTTGCGGGATGTCTCGGTGCTGATGAGGGATTCGCTCTTGGCAGCCATGAGCGCATTGACTAGGGATGGCAGCACGGTGCTGATGCCCTTCGTATCCTCAACGCTTGGGTCTGGGAAGATGATGTCGAATTCTGGCACCTCGCCCTCCTCGTCTGGGGAGAGACGCCCTGCTTCGATTGCATTGACCAGCACAAAGGTGACGAGGTCCTCGAAAATCCCACGTACCAGGCGCTGACGTGCAGTGAGCATGCGGTAGGTCGGGTCGCCCTGCTCGGCTACGGTTGCACGGTTGGCTGCATCGCCATCCGCAAACCACGCCTCAGGGATGCCTGCACCACCAAGGATGAGGTTCTTGACCGTGCGTGCCACGATCTCCTGCTCTGCTGCACCCAGGGATGGGGTCACGGCATTCCAGGTCTCTGCATCATTGTGAACGCGTACGGTGCCAGGTCGCGGGGATGCACCATGGCGCTCTACCCATTCCGACACCTGCTCATTGTCCGCCCCACGTAGGGTGACGTCCCACACAAACGAATTCATAAGAGCGCTGCGGTCAATGCTATTGAAGAGCAATTGGTCGTAGGCGTCGATCCAGTCAGCCAGCGAGAGGGTGTCTGGTGTGCCGCGTGTGGCTCCAATAGGGCGATTGACGCTATAGAAGAACACGTCGCCCTCATAGATCGGCATGCCACTCTCTTGGTAATCGATCTGCATGACCTGGTAGACGTCCACACCACCAGCCGCATCACGTCGCGCTACGTGGATCTCCTTGTCGACGAACGCATTGTCAGGGTCCTTCTTGACCTCAACCACACGGGCAGGGTCAATGAAGCCGAATCGCGTAACGCCATTCTTCACATACGCGCGCAGGAAGATCTCGCCGTCGATGCCTAGCCCCTGGATAATCTCGCGGTGTCGCAGGTCCAGGCGCATCATGGGGTCGGTCCACCACTCCTCAATGATCCCGTCTGCATCCTCATTCTCGGAGGTAATCTCGAGACCGTCGCCCACCACGAAGTCCAGCATCAATTCAGAGAGACGTCGTGCTAGAGGATTCTGGCGCTGCAGGAAGCGGCTAATCGCACGTGCGCGCTCATGGGTAACGGGGCTAAGGTCTCGGGTCTCGCCCGTAAGACGTCGGAAAAACGCTTCGTCTGGATCAGCGTAGGTAGCGGCGTAATCGATGCTCTCCTGCACCTGGAACGCCTTGGCTGCTGCTGCGATTCGCTCCCGTAGTGTTGGCATTAGTATCGGCTCCTCAGATTCAATGCTGTCCGTTGCCCCGTGCGCATGCTTAGGGTCGGGCGTGTCTGCCCAACCTTACCATTTGATTGCCCCACTGTGGCACTAGCAGAGGAATACATAGCACGCAATTCGCCAAAGCCTCCGCTCAATGCGTCCACCTGGTCGTCATGCGCGCTCTTGGGGAAGGCGTATGCCTCTTGCTGTAGGGCTGCATTCCAGGGCGCACGTAGTAGCAGGATCGTGCCACGGTTAGCAGCCGCTGCAATAGCACGTGCGCGTACGTCCTTAGGTCCCGTGGATCGCACCCCCACAAAGTCGTAGCCGTAGAGGATGCGGCGCTGGTAGTGATCGATCGCCATGACGCCCGATGCACCAGGCTCCTGCTCCATGCGGATCGACGTATGGGGAGGATCGGTCTCGGCGCATTGACGTACCAGGGCTTCGACGCCATCAGGTCGCATGCGTACGCGCTGGATGTCTGCCACGTAGGTCATGCCATTCTTGCCCCTGCCCATGAGCGCCCCTACGGTGTAGTCGGGGTCGCGTCCTGGCTTGGCTTGCGTTGCGGCTAGGTCCCAGTAACGCACCCAACGGCAATCCGCCCATGGCACCTCATCCACCACGTTGTGCAGGCTCTGGGGCTGGAATAGGTCGCCAATGCCCGTGACGTCCCATGCGCCATCGAGCAGGTGTGCGCGTGTAACGTCATCCAATTCGGCAAGCATGCCCCTATAGGCGTCCTGGTCAAGGTGTGGGTTGTCGTCGAGGCGGGCGGGTACGAAGATACGCGGCTTCCCATCCCTATCGCTAGGGGTCACCATCTTGCCTACACGTGGGTCGAATCGCGGGATGAAGCGTTGGTAGACCCATTCATGCCCAATGCCGCCAGGGTTAGATGCCGCCCGCATGCGTAGGGGTACCTCAGAGGTCGATGCTCGACGTAGACGTGAGAGCAGGTAGGTGTACGACGATTCAGGGAATTGCGTTACCTCGTCGATGCCAATGAATTGGAATGCAGCACCCTGGTAGCGATACTTGTCAATGTCGGTCTCCAGGTATCCGAATACTAGGGATGCACCAGAGGGGAAGCGGAATTCTCGACGCTCCTGGTTCCACTTGACCCCTTCAACGCCCATGAGCCAACGCTTGGCACGGTCCATGATCGCATCAGGGAGGGATAGGTCTGCGTAGGTCTTACGTAGCAGCAGGGCGCTGTAATCGGGTACATGGACGTATTGCAACGCCGCCATAAGCAACGCATCACTCTTACCACCACCAGCAGCCCCACCGTATAGCGCTTCCTTAGCGTCGATAGCCAGGAAGACCGCTTGCGGTACCTCAGGACGATGGGGGACGTACGGGGGAAGCGTCGGTGCTAACGCCTTCGACAACATCTCCCGCTTCGATGGGTCGAGCGATGATGCCCAATTGTTCCAGTAGTGCAAGCGTTCGTCCAAGACGTTGTGCCTCGCTCTCTGTTGCCGTATTAATCTGCTCTACCTGTACCGCCCCGCCATCAGCGCCAGTGACCTGCACGCCCTCGCGCTTGCGGTACTCCTGGTGCCTACGACGCTCCAGCCACCATGCTGCAGCGGTCCATTGCCCAGAATCGGCTGCGTCAAGGATGCGATCAGCAAACCGCGTCTCTGCCTCAGCCTCTGCTTTTTCTACGCTGTCTCGTAGTGTCTCATCTTCCTCGATCCAGCGGTAGAAGGTAGCCCTCGAGATACCAGCAGCAGCCGATGATGCAGACCTGGTGTTGCCCCTGCGCAAAGATTCCAGGATGACCTCGATGCGCTCGTCAGACCACTTGCGCGGCTCGGTAGGTCGACGTGCAACGCCTAGTGTTGGCTCTTCGTCAGTCATCAAACCTCATCCCGTATCGCTTCAAGTCCCGCTTAACGTTTTTGACCGCTCTATGGTCAGACGGGCTTGATGCAGAGAATACCTTGACGCCCGTAGGCGATTGCCAGACCAGGTGACCACCACCACTCAGGTAGATAGTCCAGCCCTGCCCCTTGGCTCTGTCGATCAGGTCTCGGTACTCGCGTGGACCTTTCATACAACGATTATACCACTAATCCTCGAGCGCGATCATCTCTTTTGCTGTGTCCAGGCTCATGCCTCGCATGTACACGGGCGTGTTTGGTCCAACGTATGCCCCGAGCGTGTTATTGATGAGGTACTCCTCTGCATCAGCGCGTGACATGTTTTCTCGAAACCGTAGGTTGCGCACCATCTTGTCGTAGTCGTACACCGCAACGCGACGGATGCCCACGTGGGTAAACAACGATGCGACGCCCACAAAACAATCCTCAAACCCGTCAGCCAAGAGCATCTGGTCTTCAGTGTCAGGCATGATCAGCCTTCGACGGACGCCCGACGTTGCCCTTGTTCTCCGCGCGATAGCGCTTGACCTCATCCTCGTGGATCAGCCAGG